GGCACCGCTCTCGTTCGATTCAAACGACCCGACCACACAAGTACACGGGATTGCCAAGCGGATGGGCCGACCGCTCCCCCGTATTGATGAGGCCATCCTTCAGGATTTCGCCCGGTTTGTTGATAACTGGCTGGCAACTGTGCAGCCGCTGGCAGCAAACGAGATTCTGACGTTCGAGGAGTGGCTGGAAGAAGCGCCGTACACGCAGGCGCGTAAGGAGGAACTGCGTGAAAGCTGGAAAGAAGTTAATGGTCACCCAACACTAGCTCAATGCCAAGAAATCAAGTCGTTCATGAAGACCGAAAGTTACCCCGAGTGGAACCTGCCGCGCGGGATCAACTCACGTGTCGACGTTTTCAAGGCGTGGTCTGGGAGGCTCTTCAAGTCAATTGAGAAGCGCATTTACGCAATGCCCGAGTTCGTCAAGCACATTCCTGTTGCTGACCGTCCTGCTTACATCGAGCGGATGAAGAAAGCTGGGGCCCGGTATTTTGCGACCGACTATTCTTCTTTTGAAGCATCATTCCAAAAACGAGTGATGCAAGCCTGTGAATGCAAGCTATATGCGCACATGCTGTCCTCTATTCCTAATGACGCGGCGTTCTTGAACGCTGTCATTTCAGGTCGGAATAAGGGAAAGATGCGGTGCGGGGTCTCGTTCGTCGTTGATGCCAGACGGATGTCCGGAGACATGTGCACGTCCCTTGGGAATGGGTTCACGAATCTGATGATCTTCAAGTATCTGATGAGGGGACGTGACGCTTGCATAATCGTCGAGGGAGATGACGGTCTCGCAGCCGTCTACGACGATGGGCCGCTTCCAGTTCCGGCAGACTATGAGGCACTGGGGTTTTGGATAAAGATCGAACACGTATCCGACCCCATGTTAGCATCCTTCTGCGGAGTCGTCTGCCCAGGTGGAGAAAGTGTTCGAAATCCTTTCGAGGTCCTATCCAAGTTCGGCTGGTCCCGTAGCGACGTGTATTCCGGTGTTCGCACTCGTAACAGACTATTACGTGCAAATGCCCTATCACTTCGCACTGAGCTTCCCAATTGCCCCATTCTCCGGGCAATCGCCGATCGAGCGTTGTACCTCACCCGCAGCTATGCCCCGAAGTTCGTTAATGACGGCTATCATTCTATCCCAAGTGATGACCGACATTTCCCACTTCCTGTCATACCTCACGCCACCCGCGCTTATTTCGAACGAACATACGGAATAAGTGTAGAAAAACAGCGGGAAATCGAAG